CACAAAACTGACCGATTACCCCTCTCACGGCGAGGCAATGATCCGATTCTGCGAGGAAATCGGCTTCGAACTGCTTCCTTGGCAACAATGGCTCGCTCATCACTCGCTGAAATACAAACCCGATGGCCGATGGGCTCACCCAGTTGTTACCTTGTTATGCGCTCGGCAACAGGGCAAATCTACGTTTATGGCCCTGCAAATCTTGTTTAGAATTTACGTCCTCAAGGAAAAGCTTCAAGTCCATACGGCTCACAAGCTCACAACTTCGGCAGAATTGTTCTATAAGATTTACGGCATTATCGAGCAGACTCCCCGACTAGCCGCCGAATTCACTAAAAAGCTGGAAAGTAAGGGATTTCAAGAATTGCAATTTACCGAGGGACGTCGTTATATCGTCCGAGCCAATAATTCAGCCGGTCGCGGTATTGCTGCCCCTGAAACTATCCACCTAGACGAAGCTCGAGAGTATAAAGACGAAGACGTCTGGTCGGCGTTGCGTTATACCCAAATGGCCAGCCCGAATCCTCAAATATGGGTTTATTCAAATGCCGGAGATCAACATTCGATAGTTCTCAACAAATTACGCGAAAGAGCCTTAGCCGCAATTCACGGCGGCTCGGATGATATTGGCTGGTTCGAATGGTCCGCGCCTCACGGCATAAAGTTCGATAACTCACCGGACTTCTGGCTAGGTGTCTGCCAAGCTAATCCCTCACTTGGCTACACAGTCCATCCCGATAACATTCGAGCGGTCTTATCAGACCCCGAAGACATTGTGCGCACAGAGGTCTTATGTCAATGGGTCGATACCATAAACCCAGTAATCAACCCTTCTCAATGGGAATCCTGCAAAGTTGAGGGACTTCGGCTCAACCCTGAGTCCGATACTTGGCTGGCTATCGATCTCAGCCCAGACAGAAAACAGGCCGCCCTAGTTGCCAGCCAGAAACTTGAAGGCGACCAATTCCAAGTCATACTCCTTCAGACTTGGCACAATCCTCAGAATTTGGACGATAAAGCATTAGCCAATGACCTAGCCGAATGGTTTAGAAAGTATCCAGTCCAACTTGTGGCTTACTCAGCTCGCACGGCGTCAGCGGTAGCGGCTAGATTGGCTCCGGCTGGAATTAGGACTGAGCCCATCGATGGTCTAGATTATGCCCAAAGTTGCGATGAACTCCTAGGCGCAATTTCATCTCAGCGGTTAGCCCACTCGGGACAGGACGAGCTGACCAAACAATGCCTCTCCGCCGTCAAATTACCATTCGGTGACGGCGGTTGGGTAATGGGTAGGAAAGTCAGTAACGCGGTCATCTGCGGAGCTATTGCTTCAGCGATGGCGACTCACTTCGCCACTAAGTCAAACGATGGCGTCGATATTGTCATTATGTAACACACTCGGCTTACAATATTAGGCAAATGGGTGCTATTCGCGATTTCTTATTTCCACAACTGACGTCAGCCAAGCCTGAGAAGGTTAGTGACGTAACCGCCGCACTAACTCCGGTTCAGATTACCGATTCCGTTTATAACATTCTCGGCGGCCCAACTAATACAACTCGCCAATTAGCGATGAGCGTTCCGTCAGTCGCTCGCGCTCGGAATATTATCTGCGGAACTATCGGATCATTACCGCTGACAACTTTCAACCGCATCACCGGACAATATGTCGATCCGCACCGCGTTATCAATCAGCCAGATCCTCGCGTTGCAGGATTTGTTATCTATAACTGGCTCGCTGAAGATATTTGGCTTTATGGCGTTGGTTATGGCCAAGTTCTTGAGATGTATTCTTCAACAGATGGCGGACGCGTTAGAGCTTGGACTCGCGTAAGTCCTGACCGCATTACAGTCGATACGAATTTCAAAAATACAGAAATCACCGGCTACAAAGTCGATGGAATGGCAGTACCACTTACAGGAGTCGGTTCAATCATTCGATTCGATGGCCCAGATGAGGGATTACTTCATAGAGCTGGCAAGACAATCAGCGCGGCAGTCTTCTTGGAAAATGCGGCAGTCAATTACGCCAAAGAGCCAGCCCCTTCAATGATTTTGAAATCTAATGGCACAAACCTAACTGCGGAAAGAGTCTCGTCACTTCTTTCAGCTTGGCGAACCGCCCGACAAACTCGCTCGACTGCGTTCCTCAATGCGGACGTTGATTTGAAAGAATTTGGTTATGATCCTAAGTCGTTACAACTCGCGGAAGCTCGTCAGTATGTGGCCCTAGAGCTTTCCCGCGCCTGTGGAATTCCAGCTTACTTCTTGAGCGCAGAGACGACTTCTATGACTTACTCAAATGCCGTCTCCGAACGGCGATCACTTGTTGATTTCTCTCTGCGCCCAATTCTCAAGGCGATTGAGGAAAGGCTCTCACTTCCGGACTTCGTACCTAATCCGGTAATGACGCGCTTCGCACTTGACGATTTCCTTCGCGGTAACGCATTGGAACGCGCTCAGGTTTATGAAATCTTGAACCGCATTGGCGCGATGAGCGTTGAGCAAATTCAACGAGAGGAAGACCTAATACCAAATGAAAATTAGTATGCCGATGGTCGTAACTGCGGCCGATACTGTAAAGCGCACAATCAGCGGAACTATTGTGACTTGGAACGAGAAGGGCAACACTTCAGTCGGCCCAACTGTGTTCGCAAATGATTCAATCGAAATGAAGCCAGTAAAGCTACTTCTCGAGCACGACCGCACTCGCCCGATTGGCAAATTGCTATCTCACGAAGTAACCGCAAACGGAATTGTGGCAACGTTCAAAATTGCCAACACTATGGCCGGAGAAGACGCGTTGATTGAGGCCACAGAAGGTCTTCGCGATGGCTTTAGCGTTGGCGCACAGATCAACGAATGGACAAACGTAAAAGGCGTTATGCAGATTACTTCCGCAACGCTCGATGAGGTTTCACTCGTTACAGATCCAGCAATCGATTCCGCTCGAGTTAGCGAAGTCGCCGCTTCAGAGAATGAAGCACCTAAAGAAGATTCTGAATCAGCAACCGCTGACGCAGACAAACCAACCGAAGGAGACCAAGTGTCAGACACTACCGCTCCAGTTCCTGCCGTCGAAGAAGCGGTAGAAGCTGCTAAGGTGGAAGCCGCTGCGCCTCGCCCAGCGTTCTACACCACACCTCGCCTCGAATTCACAAAGGCGAAATACCTAGAAGCATCAATCCGCGCAAAAGTTTTGGGCGATGACGCTTCACGTCAGTACGTTATGGCCGCAGATGACACCACAAGCAACAACGCTGGTCTCATCCCAACTCGCCAACTAACTGAAATCATCAACCCACTTTCAAATGCAGATCGTCCAGCAGTTGATTCTGTATCTCGCGGCGTTCTACCTGATGCAGGTATGAGCTTCGAGATTCCTAAAATCACCGCAGTTCCAACAGTCGGCGAAGAAGCTGAAGAAGCAACAATCGATGAGACAGGAATGACAAATAACTTCCTCTCCGTTTCAGTCAAGAAGTACGCTGGCGGACAAGAGTTCTCAGTTGAACTTCTCGATCGTTCCTCACCTGCGTTCTTTGATGAACTCGTTCGTCAAATGGAGTTCGCATACGCAAAGGCAACCGACGTCGCAGTTATCGCTGGCCTAGTAGCTGGTGGAACCGATGGCGGAAACCGCACAATGTCAGCAGATAACTTCCTTGACTTCGTATCCGATGCTTCCGTTTCGGTTTATAAGAACACTCTTGGAACCGCAACAAACATCCTCGTTAGCCCAGAACAATGGGGAGTCTTGATGAACCTCGCTGAGGCTGGTCGTCCGATTTATCAGAACCTCATCGGGCCATCCAATCAGAACGGAAATCTTTCCGGTCAATCAGTTCGCGGAAACGTTTTAGGTCTCAACCTACGCGTCGCTCGTAACCTCGCAACTGCGGCTCCAACTGGTGATGACTCGATCATCATCTTGAACCCAGATTCCTACACTTGGTACGAATCAGGCCGCTTCCGTCTTGAGACAAACGTAGTTGCTACCGGACAAATCAAGGTGGCTTACTACGGCTACGGCGCATTGGCTACCAAGGTCGGCGCAGGTGCTTACAACTGGCGCGTAGCGTAAATAATCCCAAAAGTCTGAGCCAGTCCGCTCCCGAGCTGGCTTAGACCCCTAGATCGAAAGGAAGGCGAGATGCCAACAATAGTCACGGCCACAGAGCTACGCACCATTCTTGGCGTCTCGTCATCCCTCTATAACGACGCTTACCTAAACGACATCATCGACACTTCGGAGAACTTGATTCTCCCAATGCTTGTCACTTTCCAAAGCAAAATCAA